CCGCCTCGGCTTTGAATTCCTTCGTGTAAACACGCCGTTCTGAACTTTTCTTTCCCATCTTTTCCCTCTCCTTATCATTGTATTTCTCGCTTATCTTTGTGTACACCTGAGGGGGGTAGGTCCAAAGGTCAATGTACATGGTCATGCGAATACTTGAATTCTGTATGAAAAACGGAATTAAAGTAATAACGGTTAAAGACAATTATGAATTAGTAGACAATATCCAGTCCAAAGTTCTGGCGTTCGCCTTTTCAATAGCGGCGGAAATAGGTAGAAATAGGTTGGTTTGTAAGCGAGGCAAAATTATGAATAAAGCGGAAAAAATATATTTCACGGTAACGGAGATTAGACGGTTAAAAAATAAATTGAAAAAAGATGATCTCGAAATCGAACAATACAAAAAAAGAATAGAAATGATAGAGCAGTTGAAAAATATAACCTTTGGTGAAATTGACAAGCTGAATAAAACATTAAAGAGGCTAGAGGGAAAAGGAGGACAGGGCATTGAAATTAAAATCAACGATTGATTTCTTAAACTATTATCTTAGGATTAATGAGGAAAAATGTAAGGAGTACATACAAAAAGGCAGAGGCGACCAGTTGCACAGGATAGGTTGTTATCTGTATAGAAGGTATCACCGCAAACGTGCGGAACGAGCGATGAAAAGTTAAGGGAGAAATTGACAACATGAAAGAATTTGAACCTGAATGTTATCAGATAGTTGAAAACATTGAGCGCATAAGGCATAAAAAAAATATAACAATAGATGATTTGGCGTTGGACGCTGACATATCAAGAAGTAATGTACATTATATCTTAAAGGGAAAAAATCTTCCTACGCTTAATTCGTTGGTAAAGATTGCCAAAGCGTTAAACGTCAGCCTACAAGACGTAATTGGTGATGTCTCTAAAGATTGGAGAATAGAAAACGAAGGATTAAAACTATACAAACTAAACAAAAAACAAAAAGAAATAATAACTAATTTAGTCAATTATTTCTTAAAGGAGCAACAATGATAATGCACATTAAATACAGCGAAGGATACGCCGACGCTTTACGAGATGTTTATTCTTGGTTTGACAATCACGGACATATTTTTCAAGAAAGGTCTTACAAGGCGAGAATGAAAGACATTACGCTTGCCATTTTGAGGTACTTCATGGATAACCGGGACAGGTTTTTCATGGATAAAGAATGTTATGAGCTTGAGATTTTTATTCCTAATGATAAAAAGAAAGGCATAGAAATCAAGCCAGAATTGTCTGACAAACAGTAATGACGAGTGTAAAAAACTCTATAAAACAACCGGAGATGAATATTATCAGGGAGAAATATTATGAGTATAACCGAATTAAAATGCTTGAAAAAACAACTGGTTGCCTGTTTGAAATGCAGTAAAGAGCATTGTTATAAAAAATGTACCAACTACATTGAACCGGAATACCTGTTACGGGTTCTTGATATAGCGATAATACTACAGACTAAAGAGGAGGAAGGAAATGGAGTATAAAGTCGTAAAAGAAAAATCAATAGGCAGTTTAGAATTAACTGTCAATGATCTGATTGTAAAAGGTTGGCATCCCCAGGGCGGTGTTTCTTGTGGATCCGGAAGTTTCTATAAGACAACTGCTTTTAGAGATGATTATTTGTTCGATGATATCTTTTATTTACAGGCAATGATCAAAGAGAAGGAGAATAACGATGAAAAACATTAAGGAAATGACCGTAAGAGAATTCAAAAAACTACCTGGGCGTGAGCATTTTGATACGCCTATTGAATGCAACGCGCTGGTTATATTACCGTCCAGACATAAACATGACAGCGGGTGGAGAATGATGGATTTTGTCGCCGTTAAAGACGAAATACCAATCTGCAGATGTTCGGGGTGTAGCGATATTTTGGATATTGACGGGATTGGCGGTTATGGAATTGACGGTATGAGTGTCGGTATCTTTTCCGAATTACAACAAATAAAGCGTAGTGCTTGGAAAATAGACTGTTTGCCCAAAAGCGGACTGCTCAGGATTTTTTGTAACTATAAACTTAAATTAGGTCTTGCGCTTTCTGATTTTGAAGTTTTTGCGACCCATGAAAAATATGATAATGACACACAACAGATGCCGTTTTAAGGATTGAAAATGCGGGATGGGTTTTTGTTTCCGATAGGCGGCGGTAACTGGTATCAGGTAAAAGACGGAAACCCCATTGCTCTTGCGCTGTATGAGCGACATTACTCTTGTTACAAATACACTGACGAAAGGGAAAGAAAACTGTTTTGCGGGCCGGGAGAAAAAATAGTTTTATTGACTTTGGATAAAAATGCGCTGTTTGTATGGCGAAAATTTATAGACGATAGCGGCCAGCAAGGGGTAAATTGCGCCGTATTTCGGAACGAGGGCAAGCTTCTTTCATCATCGCTGATTAAAGAAGCGGTATCAATATGCCGCAGACGGTGGCCGAAAGAAAGGCTATATACCTATGTTAATGCAAAGAAAATAAAATCGACAAACCCAGGATATTGTTTTCTGAAAGCTGGGTGGGCAAAATGCGGAACAACAAAAGGGGGCTTGCTGATACTGGAATATACACATTGAAAAAGATACTATGATATAAAGGAGCGTAAAAAATGACGGAAGTATTGGCCAAAGGTGAAGGCCCATTCCAGCCCGGGTGTGACCTTTTTCATCTGCCGTTATATGAACCTGTGGGGGATAACCGCCGCCGTCTGCCCGAATGTATTGCCGGCGAAGCGAATGTAATTCTACTGAAATAAGAGAGAAAAGAAATATTTTGTCCGAGCGCTCGGACAAAATACACACAATACAAATAAGTAATCAATATACATATAATACAATTCGATAAAATTTGACAATAAAAATCCATTAGGTTATTCTCCCCAACAGAGGGAGAACTTATGAATACCATTCTCAAAAACCGGCATGGGCCGCGCCCGGATGCCGGAAGTCGGCTGCGCGTATTTTCGCGCGCAAGAAACAACTTTATTCAAAATCCATCGGGGTACTACTCAATGTCCATAGCCGCTACATGGGCAGGAGTCGGATCACTCATGGTAGGCATCCAAATGGCGCAGAATTTCGGCATCGTGCCGTTTCTGCTGTGGGCCTTCGGGAATACAATGGCCTGCATTGTATTCGGGATATTCGCGCCGATGATACCCAAAGTGCGGGAGGTCTTCCGGAGCCGTTTCATGCACTACGTTGTCGGCTTCATGTGCGTGTTTCAGGTGTGGGTAAACATGAACGGCATCCAGTCCATTTTCAAGGATACCCCGCTGACGGGCCGCTTCGGCATGATGTTAGCCTACGCCGTCGCCGCGGCGTTTCTCATTTTACTGCTCAGGTTCGGCATGATCCGGAACGTACTTACCGATTACGCGAGTTGGATCAGCGTCTACACTGTCGCCCTGCTTCTAACAGTATTCGCTATTATTAATTCCCGGGGAAACATGAACGCGCTGTCCTGGGGGTTGGACGGCATCGGGGTCGGCGTGGAGAAATGCCTGCTCCTGTTGCCGGGGCCGTTCCTGTACCCGTATTTCTATGAAATATTGGACTATAACGACCAAAACGGGGACGGAACCAAAAAGGTCAATATACGCCGGGCATTCATCACGGGCGGCCTGCTGTTCGGCGCCTACCTTACATTCACATTCCTTTTGGCGTGGACAAATTTCAACCCCGTGCTGAATATTATCAAAGCGTTTCTGATAACTCTGGTGGCGGTCTCCACCATTTCGTCATTCCTGTACAGTATCTACATCACTTTTGGGCGCCGGCTGGGCCTGCTTGTCAATGCGGCCGCCATCGCTCTCTGGCAGTTCCTCATACCCATGGGCGTTCTCGGCGTGTGGACGCTTATGGCGTCAATCCGTATCTACATCGTTATCGGCGCGATCCTTTTCGCGATCGGCTGGCGCTGCGCGGAAAAGAAAAAGCAACGGGAGAAAAGCGTATGAGAAAAGAACGTAAGCAAGTTAATATAGACCTCCTCAAAACGCCGGAGAAAAACACCCGCATACACCCCGAAAAACAAATAAACGAAATCCGGCGTTCCCTCAGGAAATGGGGTCAATACAAGGATGTGGTTGTTGACGACCAATACCTTGTTTTGGCGGGGAACGGGTTAACCGAGGCGATGCGTGCGGAAGGTTATAAAAAAGCCTGGACGGTTATTTTATATGACCTTTCAGAAAACGACAAAAAGAAACTGATGATGGCCGACAACAAAACGGCGGGCCTGGGCATTGATAACCTGAATAACATTGAGGCGCTTATAAGCGAACTGGCCGGGGATTTTGATATTCCGGGCTTTGATGACGATATATTGAACTCCATAAACGCCGCGTCTGAAGAAATATCCCAGGTCCTTGACGGCTACGGCGTGGCCACGGCGGAAAACATCGCGGAAATAGAATCCCATGCCGGAGCCAATGAGGAAGAAGAAGCGTGGGGCCCCACAGATGAAACGGATCCGGAAACTCCGGGCGAAACGGAGAATAAACCCATTATCTGCCCTCATTGCGGTAAAGAAATATGGTTGTAAAACGGGAAGGCACGAGAACCGTCCTTGAGGCCGCCCGGCAACGGATAATGAACGCTTTTTCCAACGGGAAAAAGGTTTACGTGTCATTTTCAGGGGGCAAGGATTCTCTGTGCCTCCTGGACATGGTACTGAGACTGGCGGCAGAAGGAAAAATAAACCCGGCCCAGATAATCGCCGAGTTTATTGACGAAGAGGCTATTTTTGACTGCATTGAAAAAAGCGTCAGCGAATCGCGCAAGAAAGTGTTGCTTGCCGGCGGGCAATTTAACTGGTTTTGCCTTGAGGTCAGGCATTTCTGCTGTTTCAACAATCTTGAAGAAGACGAGTCTTTTATCTGCTGGGACAGTACTAAAAAAGACGTTTGGGTACGGAAACCGCCGCCATTCGCGATTATGGACCATCCGCGGCTTAAAAATCGGCGGGACACCTATCAGGATTTTCTCATAAAGCATAATTCTGACGGTATCTGCATAACCGGGGTGCGCCTTGCCGAGTCATTGCAACGGTCAAAATACATGACGAATTCGTTTTCGTCAAAAACCGGCCTGGCCCGGGGAAACATGGTATGGCCGATGTACGACTGGAAAGATTCCGACGTATGGCGGTATCTGTATGAGGGAAATATCGCAATTCCGGACATTTACCTCTACCTGTACCAGACCGGAAGCAGGCTTAACGCTTTAAGGGTATCGCAGTTTTTCAGCGTGGATACGGCAAAGTCTCTGGTGAAGATGAACGAATACTACCCTGACCTTATGGACCGCATAATCCGGAGGGAACCGAACGCATACCTGGCGGCGTTATATTGGGACAGCGAGATGTTCCGGCATTCAAGCAGAACACGGAGAAATCTTGAAGACCCCAAGGATTATAAAGCGGAAGTGTTCAGGCTGCTTAAAGACCCTCAAAAGCACTTTGTTACTAAAGGCTCGTTGGAAAACGCACAACGGATGATCCAGATACTCGTAAAATACGGCCCGATAATCGAAAAAAGGGTTTACAAACAGATTTATGACTGCCTCGCGGGGGGAGATCCCAAGCGGAGAACCATGAGGTCTATTATAACCACAATCAATATGCAGTATTCACACGCTCATAACGGGAGAAAAAAATATGCACAATAAGCTTCTCGCGCCGTTGTCTACCCTGCAATGGGTGGACTGGGATAAATTACGGCCAAATAATTACAATCCCAACAAGGTATCCAGGGAAAACCTTGAATTATTAACGCAGTCCATGTTCAGCAACGGCTGGACATTGCCCATAGTCTGCCGCCCCGATTTGACCATTATTGACGGCTTTCACCGCTGGACGGTTTCAGGCCCGGAATGGAAATTTAAACCGCAAGGGGAGAAAAAGACATTATATGAATTATTAGGCGGCAAGGTTCCCATAGTAATCGTGAAGCATGAAAACGAAGCCGGAGACATTTACGGCACGGTAACCCACAACCGGGCGCGCGGAACACACCTGCTGGAACCGATGAAGAACATTGTAAAGCGGCTATTGGAACAGGGAAAAACAATCAAGGAGATAAGCAAGCAGCTCGGTATGAAACCGGAAGAGGTATTCAGGCTGTCCGATCTTTCGAAAGAGCAATTTCTGAAGCTGATGGCATTCCGGTCAGACGGTTATTCCAAAGAATTGTACCTGCGGAAAATGTAGAAATAGGCAGAAAACCTATCAAAGTATGGGCATGGCCCGGAAAACTCGTTAAACGTACCTACAGGTAGGTTTTTGGGCATTTTGGAAAGGGGCTGAAACGCTTGAAAAAGGCTGAAAAAGGTAAAACACTTGCCTTTCCCGGAAATGGGTGTATAATCTGTCATAAGTCGGAAAACGAGGATTAAACGACGATTCTATGGCGGTGAATAAAAAGTCTCTTGAAAACCTCGAAAAGGGGAAAAAGTTCTCATCGACAAACCAGCCGGAAAATAACGGCAGGCGACCGAATGTATTTGCAAAATATATCAGAGAAAAAGCATCGCTCGATGATATTAAAGCTTTTATTTCCAGTATAATTTTATATGACGCAAAAGAAATACAACAAATACTTGATGATGAAAATGATAAACCGCCTATATTGAGTATAATTTACCTTAAAGCAATGACCTCAGATATGAAAAAAGGAGAATTAACTAATTCAGAGATACTTATGAATAGGGCGTTTGGCAAGCCCGAAAAAACTATAAACCACGGAGTCAGCGAGATACCTCCCGAAACCCTGACAAAACTAAGCATGATATTTTCTGAAAAGGAGGAGCCGAAAGTAAAAATAAATGAACGAAAACCAAGGGCTAAACGAAAAAACAATTGATAGTTATCTTTATAAAATAAAGCATAAACCGCATCTTTTAGGTCATCTCATTGGTTATAATAAACTGATTGACTTGCATTCGGAGTGGATTAAGGAATGCTGGGATAAAAAAGGCTCACGCGGGCTAATGGCGTTCAGGGGAAGTTTTAAGACTACTTCGGTTGTTGTTACTGGAACAATCCGCTATCTGCTTTTTAATCCCTCTACAAGAATTATACTCGCGCGAAAAACCCATGAAGAATCTTGTAAGGTAGTTAAAGCGGTATCAAAAGCGTTTGAAAAGCCTGAAATACAATTACTATTTACACTTGCCCATGGGTTTGCGCCGGAGAAAATAACTGATAAAACGGATGAATTGCTTTTTAATTTCAAACAAGACATAACGATAGAGCCAAGCCTTCTCGCAAAGGGCATTAACGACGCGATCACGGGCGCGCACGCTGATGTTATAATAGCGGACGATGTTATTGGCCTTAAAGACAAAGTAAGCCGGGCGGAACGAGAAAAAACCAAAGAAAGCATAAGGGAACTCGCGGGAAATGTAGTCGATCCCGGAGCCCTGTCTATGTGGCTGGGAACAAAGTGGGCGCAAGGTGACGGCTGGGACGTAATCGAGGATTTTACAGAAGTCAAGAAATACCCGGAATCCAAGTACAACACGTTTATCCCGAAAGAGGAATTAGAGGAAAAATGGAAGCGGCTTACCCCGTTCTTGAAAGCGATAAACTACGAATTGGAACTGATTGCCGATGAAGGGTTGCTGTTCCAGGAGCCGCAGTACGGCCCCTTTGACAAAGAGACATGGCGTACCGGCAGAGTTACCGCCCACATTGACGCGGCCTACGGAGGAGGCGACACCTGCGCCCTCACCATTATGACGGAAGGCCACGCGATCGGCTGGGTATTTGCGGGAAACGTGCGGGACTGGTACGATTTTATCGTGCGGCAGTACCGGGAATGGCACTGTTCGGAAATTATCATGGAGAGCAACGCGGACAAGGGGTTTCTTGCCAAAGACTTGCAAGCCCAGGGGCTGCGGTGCCGTACTTATGCCGAACACATGAACAAGCAGATTAAAATTTCCACTTACCTATACCAGTCATGGCATGATATACTATGGGACGATCAAACAGATCCGGAATACATGAACCAGATACTGGACTGGAAACCTGACACGAGGGGTTATGATGACGCGCCGGACTCTGCGTCATCGTTATTGCGGGAAGCGTTTGGCAAGAGTACGGTATTTGACGATGAATACCGCGAACAGATGGCGGCACGGCGCAGGAGGGACGATTAGGTTATGTTAGAGTATGCAAAAAAATATGAAGAGCAATTACGGCAATTATTTTATACAATCGCATTTGACCCGTTTTATCAGTTTGAACAATGCAGCACATACAGGGAAGAATTCAAATTGCCTGAAGATACTTGGGCCAGTAATCACTTCGTATCTATCTATGAGCAAAATATTCTTGGAATGATTTCATATCAAATTAGACGGCCGGATAATTTAGTAGATAATATACACATAATTCATTTCAGATGTGAGAAACCACATAACTACATTTTTGGGAAGGATGTATTAACCGCAATTAAATACATCTTTGAAAGATATGGATTTAATAAAATCAACTTTCGTGTGGTTGTTGGGAATCCGATAGAAAAAACCTATGACAGACTGGTTAAGCGTTACAACGGCAGAATCGTTGGAATCAAGAAACAGGACGTAAGGCTGCTTGACGGCAATTTATACGATTTGAAGGAATACGAAGTTTTGGCGGCTGATTATTTCAGGCGAAACGATAGGGAGGGATTATGAGCGATAGCGTATTACAGGGTGGGCATTTTCAGAAATTGCTGGGCTCGCTGGGGTTCTGGAGAAAGGGCGGGGAAACGCAGCGGGACCTGGGCCGGCGGGAACGGGCCAACCGCCCGCAGAGCGTTGATATATCAGGCGGGTATCCGGCAAACGCCGATCTGCTGTACGGCCTGTTCTACGGCACGGTTGCCGAACTGCAATTCGCTTCCCCGATGGCGTACACCCCGATAAACGTACCGACCAACTTAATCGGCATACCAACGCCAAAAGCGCCGGACAAGAAAACGCAGGACGCGGTAAAAGACATACTGGACGCGCAGTGCGATGAATGCCCGATCATCGTGCAGACCTACCTTCTCATCGGTACGGCATGGCGCTGGTGCCGGTACAGCCAGAAGCTGGGGCGCGTTATTTGGGAAGCCATACCTGACCAGAACATAACCGACATTGAAATTGACATGGACACCAACGAGATCAACGTGGTGTGGGATCATGTGATGTTCAAGTACGTTGACGGCTATAACCAGGTCAAATCCGCCGAGCGCAAGCGGCGTATTGGGCGGGATTATATCCAGATATGGTGGACCAACACCGAAAACAAGCAGGAATTGAAAAACGTCAAGATGAACAACCCATTCGGTTTTATCCCCATTCCTTTCGGGCATGAGTGCAAAGAAAACGAATGGCGGGGGCATTCGATTTTTGGCCGCAACCTCCGGCTGTTTAAGAGTACCCACGAAATCCAGCGAACCCGTGACGAAATACTATCAAGATCAAAACCTAAGTTAGTACAGCATGCCACTAACCCAACTGATTGGCTCAAGAACAACGGCTTTGAAGACTTAGGTAAGGTAGACCCTTATGAGGACGATTTTTATATCAACACCGGAGAGCAGGAGAAAACCGAATTCCTGTATCTTGCGGCTGACGCGACCCGGCAGCACACCGAGGCGATTAACGCCAACAACAAATTGATCGTTATTGGTTCCGGCGCTCCCGAACTGTTCTGGCCGGGGCTGGCGACCGGCAACCATGCCAGTACCGACACGCAAAAAGACCTCGGTATCTCATACATTCACAACCTGCGGCGGGAAATGAACCGGGCCTTTACTTTGATGTTTAATCAGACATTGACCATTAAAGGCTTTATGGAGCAGACCAGTTATGGCGAAGTGCGGAATGACTGGGATCAGTTTGAAATGGTGAGCAAAGAAGTCCAGGCGAAGATTTTCAATATGTTCACCCAAGGGCTTGGCTCAATTATCCAGTCCGCCGCTATGGGTTATGATGACATTAAATATTTCATTGACAAGTTCTATCCGGATATGCCGGAACGTTCCCGGAACAAAATCAAGGACGGAATGTATGAGATGCTGACGGATCATACGCTCCACCTCAAGGGAGATATGTATGACGCCAGAGATGAAACGGCGGCAGATGAGGCGGAGGCTGACGATGACATCGGCGGGCAGGCTGAGGATTCAACCGAAGGCGATGGGGACGATCTGGACGATGGCGCCGCAGATTTAGAAGACAAGGACAAGACCTCAAGCGGGAGGAGTAAGTGAAGCCCGTGCGGGTTGATTTTTAGGGGGGGCGGAATGACGGAGATAAAAGTAGGCGACGCTATCAAAATAAATTGTTCACCAGATGAAATTCTTGAGATAACTAAAAGCCCATTAGGCAGTTTTTATCTTAAGACTATATGGTGTGGCGATGATAAAAAATATGACTTTACAATCAGTAAAGACGTAAAAGTCTTTATACAAAAGTAAGATAAGGGGTAAGGAATGACAAATCTAAAAAAACTAATCAAATATGGTGTTTGTAAATCATCCTCATTAAACGTCATTGTAGAATTGAAAAAGAGAATGAATGAAGCCAGACCTTTCATGGGAGAGGGGAATACCGGCAAATGACCAAAGCCGAGCATAAAAAAGCGTATATCGCCGCCCGCAGCGCGACCGCCCGGCAGGTAATCGCCGGTAAGCGGAAAATCAGGCACGAGTATGTCCGCATCTTTGCCAAAATAGCCGGGATTGTCAGGGCGAACCGTTTCAAGCCGTTTCTTGAGGAGCAGATACGCGCCGCCTTCCCCCGCAAAGAACTCTACGACTGGCTGATGAAGCTGATACTGAACGGCCGCGCCAATACCGCCCGCTTGATAGCGGATATTGAAAAGAAATACATTTTTGACGCGCTGGACAAAGTGCCGGGGCATGGACTGAGCAAGGACAAAATAACCGCCATGTTTGAGGCGAAAATAGCACGGACAAAAATCGCCAACAGTAAACCCTATACTGATGTGGTGAAAAATGAGAGAGAGAAAAAATATACCGGAGAAAAAATATACACCAAAGAGAGAAAATACACCGGAACCGGCTTTGCCTACCGTCCGGAAGGGAAGTGGAAAGATACGCGGATTGATTATACTTTCCGGCAGTCATTTTCGTTGGGCAAATCCGTGTGGGATACGGTCAACCATACTGAGGACACGATTTTAGACGTTGTGTTGGATAGCATATCAAAAGGGCGGGATGTCAGAACCGTTGCCGCCGACCTTATGGAGTACGTTCACGGCGGACCGCAGGCGCTTTTGGGCAGATGGGGCAAGTATGAACCGGCAAAGTATGTGGCCGACATAGGGCCGCGCGGCGGCAAGAAATGGGACCGCGTACCGAAAGGCGCTGACTTGCGTACAAAAGAGTGGAGAGGGAAAGTAACGCTGACGCCTGATCAACGGGCGTACCGGGCGCGGTTCGGCAAAGTGGGCGTTGACTACCGCGCTATGCGACTGTACCGCTCAGAGAAATACCGGAACTTGCAGGAAGCCGCTGTAGAGGATGGTGAAAGTAATCCCGGCTGTACCGGGGAATATGACTGGGTACTTATGCCGGGGCGGGGAACATGGAACTGCGAATGCCCCGATGTTGCCGCGGCGGGGCCGTACACTGTTGCGGGGGGTATCCCGGAATATCAACATCCAAATTGTGACTGCATGGTAGAACCCCGGATGAAAGACCATGACGAATTTATTCAGCAGTTGCGGGACTATGTGAAGGGCGAGGATACTCCGGGAGCGAGGGAGATTGAGGAATGGGCGAGAGAGAATGATCTGAGAGATGAACCACAGTTTATGAGTCAACCTGCTGGTGATATAAACGAATACCCAATGAATAGGGAAGATACGGAGGAAGATCGTACATTCAGACAGGAATTAACACAGCAATTTTCTGAAAGAGGAATAAAAGTTGATTTTGATACAACACCTAAAGAAACGCTGGATTATATAGTTAATTTATATGATAAGGTACAAACAGATTTCCCAAATATTGGAGAAACATTGAATGGTATTTATTGCTCATATTCCCCGCAAACGCTTTCAATTAATGAAGCTGCTGCGTATCAATATGATAAAAATATAATTTTATATAATCAGAGAATATTTGCCTCAAAGAAAAATTTATTGAAGTATCTTACAAAACATGAAGGACAGTTTGCTTCAACAAAAATATCAAGTGCTTTAGCACATGAATTTGGTCATGCAATTGAAAATTTACTCATAAAAATAAGTAAAAAAGATGATATAATAAAAACCGAAATTTGCAATCTATTCAAAAAGAATAATGTTACTTGGGGCAAAGTAGAGAAAGGGTTATCATTATATGCCTACGATGAGGAATACCATGATACTATTGCTGAAGCCGTATCAGAGTATTTAACTGAGGGAAATGATTGTAGAAATATGGCAAAAGGTATATATAATATGTTATTATTACTCTATAGAGGTATGAAATGACAATGGATATGACTGAAAATATAATAAAGTGGCTTGATAGAGATGCTCCTGCATGGGAACCGCCCAAATTACGTGATGATGCACCACAGGAAGCAAAAAAGGAATTCGATGAATGGCAGCAGCGGAAGGCTGAGGACAAAGCAAATGGAATATGGAGGTAACGATGACCAAACGGGGCAATCAACTCAATATGCAGCACAAACATGAACAGGCTTTACGGGAACTGGAAGAAAAACGCCCGAAGGGAGAAGCATACAAAATATTTGCAGAAAACGGCTCCCAGGGCGGAAGGATGTTTTATGATCCGATAGATGACACGCTTACCATTGAAGCAGGCACGGTAAATACCAAAATTGAAGGGCAATACCTCAATTCGATTTATAAGGCTCTGGGGAATTTGCTATCGGAAGCGGAGTAAGCACATGACTGATAATGAATATGTCAAACCGCTTTGCTATCTACGTGATAGTATTATTACCAAAAAAGAATGGGAGTGGTTAACAGGCCATATTCCAGGATATAAGCCTTTTTATATTAACAAGCAAAATAAACGGAGACAGAATAAAAGAAACAGCACAAGGGTTATGTAATCAAGGGGCGGTCGCCTCTTAAAATATCACGGGAGGGCAATATGTATAACATTGCAATTACCAAAGAGAACAAGACAGAGTTCTATGACGGGGCTGACGGGAAACCGCGGCCGTATCCTACACTGGCTGACGCGCTGGTATCGGCGCAGTACCTGGGGCTGACCCGGCAGGATGTGGAACTGCATTTTGTGAAGGAAGGCGCGTCCATTGAGGCAGTCACCAAGACCACAACGGCAGTGGCAAAGCCGAAAAGAAACAATACCAAAAAAGACGATGACAAGCCTGATGTCTCAGAGCAGGACGGAGGCGGAAAACCTCTGGCAGAAATGAACCATGATGAGCTGGTCGCCTGTGCGAAGGAGTTGGACATCAATACGGAAAACTTTGCCAATGACGATGAGATTCGTGCGGCTATTCAGGCGGCGAAGGAGTTGGACATTAAAACCAAATCCGAAACGCCGCCTGCCAGCAGCGAGAACGCTAACAGCGCCGAGGGCAGCAACCCGCAGGTTTAATCTCCGTAGATTGGGGAGGGGTAATGGTTCTTGAAAAAGCGCATGATGAGAAGATTCTTGAAGCGGTTCATAAGGCTGCCGATTCCGTTGATTACGGCGAGGTGCGGATTAAAATTGACAAATCTGCCAAAAAATTCCTTGAAATCATCATCGAAACACAAGAAAAACTGCATCTTGAAAAAACCCCTTGACAATATATAAAAACAGGGTATACTAAGAATAACTTAATCGGTTGCTATCCGATATACGGAGGCGACAGCTTTCTCAATGGGAAACCGTTGAGCAAGTTGTCGCCTTTTTTATTG